GCATTGTTACCGCATCGTATACCTCTACCGTTTCGATGTGGTCTACTCTGTCCTGTTCTGTTGCATAATAATGCCGGATAACTGCCGCAAGGCTCTGGTCAACACCGTTACTGTAAACAGGGATAATCTCTGTTGGATCCAGACGGGTGTACCGGATTTCTGTGTCCTCATCCACATAAAGGAGTTCAACCGCTACGCCGTAGATAGATAAATCCTTTGCAAGGCCGGTGTTGTGCAGCGCCTCGTCATTATAGCGGTTAATGGCACTCACTTCTTCCAGAAGCTCATCATCGGTACAGTTGTATGTAATCGGCTGGCCTAAATAATAGCCCACAGTTGTGTTTACAATGTTACTGCAGAAGTTATTGACCAGTTTGTTATTCGGCTTATGTTCCGCCTTGGTTACATTCAAAATATCATGCTTGCCCAGATAATAGCGCCGCAGCCGTTCAAATCTCGCCGCGTTTGCTCCGTCCTTTGCGATATAATCGGCAATTCGCTCCGGTGTAAGGCTTTTTACCGGTTCTGTGGTGATTACGCCCTCCATATGGTTCCCTCCTACAATCCTAATATTGACTTGCTGGCAACAGTCAGCTTTGCGGTATCTATCGACTGGATGCTGTAACGCAGTGCATCCAGGCAATGGTTGAAGCTGTCCTGCGGCCGGTTTGTGTATTCATTGGTCTGCTTATCTTTTATCCATGCGTAGTTTTCCAGCTCGGTAATGGTCTCCACGCAGGAAGGATGTACGATAATCTCATACTGCTGGAGCTTCTGGATGCCGTGCAGCACACTGTCGGGCCCCTTCTTGCTCTCTCTGATTCTGCGGATGCCCTGTTTTTTCAGCTCGGCAATGCTCTTTTGCTCAGCGCTATCCGCAATGATAATTTCTTTTGACAGATTCTTGTCATGGAGCATATCTGCAATATCACTGTTGAGCATGCCGGTTTTCGTGTACTCGTCATAGATATAGAGCTTTTTCCTGCTCTGGTCGATGATGGAGCACACCAGCGCTGTCGGGTCGTTGGTATAGCCAAAGTCAAGGCCGAAAATATGAGTGCCTGGCACTTCATCCGGATTGAATTCTTCTTTCCTCCAGTTGGTATACACCAGCTTATCGAGACTGGCGAACTCCCCCAGCGCATAGATGCGGTAATAGGTCGGGTTGAATATCTTCATCCGCTCCAGATTCTCCACATACGCGGCCGGAAGAAATTTATTATCCCTGTAGGTGGTCTTGACAATCAGCGCGCCGGTATCCTGCAGGAAGAAATATTTATACACCCAGTTCACTTTGCTGACCGGGTTAAACATCAGATGTATCTGCTGGTCCGCCTCTTTGGCACGCATACGCAGATTAAGCTGTGTGAAATCATCCAGCTGCAGCTCCGTAGCCTCCTCGATAACGATATCCGTGATGCCCGCAATACTCTTTATCTTCTCTGAGTTATCCAGCCCCTTAAACAGAAAAATAGAGCCGTTAGGCAGTGTGATATCATAGGTGCTTTTATTTACATGGCAGTACTGCAGCAGGTGAAACTTCGCCAGTGCATCCAGTACCACCTGAAAGCAGCTGTCTTTCAATGTGGCTGCTACCTTGCGGACCACCAGCACCTTGCGTCTGCTCCGGCATGCCTTAATCACAATCTTGTCAAAAACAAAGTGACTCTTTCCGGAACCGGCACCGCCGTAAAACACATTGATGCGGTTGGAATAATCAAACAGATATGGATAATAGGCATCGTTAAACAGCTTTCTGGACAGCCGCAGGTTGATACTAGCCATCTTCCTCAACCTCTACACTGATTGTGATATCTCCATCCATCTGCTGGCGGTCAACGAATAACGCATAGCGTTTGCCCAGAAGCTCCGCCGCTTTCAGCCGTTCCTTCTCGTCGGGCGGCTTCTCAAATACCGCACTGGCTCCATCGGTGCCGATACCCAGCACATGCGCCCTGGTCTCCCCGCGCATCACACTGGTGAGATACTGCAGCACTTCGTCCTGACTGGCTACCAGTTCCGCCTCTTTCTCTGCCATGCGTTCCTCGATGTATGCTTTAATGGCAGGTTTTGACAGGTTTTCTGTTCCCATTTGTTTTGCCGTTCTCTCTGAATAGCCCGCACGGATAGCCGCCTGTGTGGCATTCAAATCAATCAGATATTCATCACAGAATCGTTTCTGTTTTGGTGTTAATGCCATCCGTTCCGCCTCCTTTCAGACATAGCAAAAGACACAGCCAAAGGGAGAAGGCTGTGTCTTTTGTGTCGGCGTTGACATGGTAGAATCCCATGTATATTATTTTACTCTGGAAAATCGGACAGTGTGGACAAATCGGTATAATGTTGAAAAAATCTTTCTAACCGTTTCCGCAGCTGGTCAGGCGTGTACCGGTACCCCATATTGGCCGCAATGTCGTTCCAGCTCATGTGATTCAGATACCGGTATGCCACCAGCTGACGAATCATGCTATCGTCAATGGATTCAATAAAATCGTTGATTTCGTCCACCATATCCATATATTCATCCCTTCTTCGTTCCAGTCTCCTCCGGAGTCTCTGGAGGCGGATGCTATCCACACCTTCGATTACTACCGCATGCTTCTGATACGGCAGGATGTTACTGCTTGCCTGTACCGTGTCGCGTGTAACCGGCAGGCTGTCGATTTCTTTCTGAAGCTGAATGATTTCCCGTTTCAAATCCTCCAGCTGTTTCAGCTGTTCCCTGTTGATATGGCACCGCCTCCTTTCTTTTCAGCCATTTAAAATATACGCTGCAGGGCTGGTTCCGGTCTCTGGATGGGCATCGTTTTCCCTTCGGGCACCGCTTTTTGCAGTTAAATTCCCGGCTCATGTTCCATACCTCATACCTCTCTTATCCGTATCCCGTGCACATACAGCATCAGTTTACGCTTAATCCGGTATTCCGGCGTTTTGTATCCTTTTGCGTCCTCTACTATATATTGATTTGTGCGGCTGTCTATATAACAAAAATCCGCTATATAGTAACAGGCGCGTTCCCCTTCCTGTTTGGGAATCAGGGTAAACCGAAACTGGCGGCAGAGGCGTGAATTTCTCCGGCTTTCTCTAAAAAGCGCAGCTCCTGCCAGCGAGCGGCCTCTTTTCGGGAATCGAATGTGATACCGTCCACCGTCACCTTGCGGTTGCCGTATTTATTCTTCACTTGCCCCGCCTCCCGTTTCTGATTCGGGCTACCGCCCTACTTCTGGCCCTGTGCAGGCTATCTGACCGCTTTTCTTCGGCCATCATCTGCTTTATCTTCCGGCGCTCCTCGTTTTCTTTCAGAAACGCCTGATAATCCGGGCAGTCAGCATGACAGCCGACCGCCCTTTTCTCACAATCTTTGCAATCTGTCATCCGGTGCCTCCTCGAAATGGCACACATATTCATTTGCCAGGCACTCACGGCAAACCTCATCAGCCAGATTATAACCGCGTACACATACCATGCACGGCGGCATATCCATGTATTTCCCGGTCTGCATCGGGCATTCTTCATCACACATAAAGCAGTTCATTTCAACCCGTCCCTTCTGGCTATCTCATGCTGAATCAGCTCTAAATCATTTGTAATGCCGTTTCGCTTCCAGCTGTCGTAAATCGCTCTTACATAAGCCCAGTTTGCCGCCTCTTCCCTCCGGCCGGATAACTCCAGAGCGTTTGCCAGCATCTGAAAGCTGTCATCATCCGTAACATACTGGAGAGCGTTTTTTATATCCTGTTCTGTCGCTTCGCGCTTCCAGTGATGTTTGATTGCTGCCTCCAGTCGGTTCTGCCACAGCTCCGCCCCGGTTGTTGTTGAAGCTATCCTATCCTTATCTAATCTAATCTTATCTAAACTAACCTTATCTAACCTAACCTGTGTATCCATTCTGGATACATTTTGGATACATTCTGAATACAAACCGTTTCCATCTTGGATACAAAATGTATAAGATTTGTTTTCTTTAACCTGTAGCATTGACAATTCATCTTTGTACGCTGTTTGTTTATATCTATCTTTTTGTATGGTATTGTGTATCCTCCAATGTTTAATAACGATAATGCCACTTTCGAAGGCGAGAATGAACGACTTTGCCAGAAGCAGCTTCATATCGTCTTCGCTGCAACCAATCATCCGCTGTATTTTTTTCGGGTTATTCACAAAGCCATCATCATCCGCCCTCATGGCTAAATGAAAATATAGCGCCTGGGTTGATGTTGGCATATCCAGAAATGCATCGCTATCGATAATCTGTTGTGCAAACATCCTTTTTTCCGCCATGCATCATGCTCCTTTATTTCAACTTCAATTGTTTCAGCCAGTTATATACTGTCTGTTCGCTTACACTGAACTCCTCGGCAATTTTCTTTACTGGCCAGCCCGCTTCATACAGTGCGCGTACTCAGCCGGCGTCTATTTTCCCGCGGTATTTAGGAGGCTCTTGCTGTGGTTCTGCCCCCCCTGTTTCGGGTTCCGGTTCTTCGGCCGGCTTTTCTTCCGGTTCTGGCTCTTCTGTCCGGATATACTCTTCCGGTTTTGCGAACTGTTCAATAATATCGAATAGTTCTTCTACACAGTTCTGGCACAGTTCCAGACGGTCGCAGCCAGTGCGGATGCAGTCCATATCACCGGTAGGATTTCTGTCTTCCGTGAAAAACCGGATTTTGTACGGATCATATTCAATAACATCGCCGCAGCGGTCACACTTAATGATTATTTGTCTCATGTTCTTCTCGCTCCTCACTGATT